TGAAGAACAATTCAAGAATAACCTAAGCGGAGTATTCGCTGACAGACTAAACAAAGAACTTACTTCAGAAGCACAAGCAAGAGAAGCCGCTTCCTTTGACGCAAGAACACCTCTTGCTAACATCGAAAAGGCTCTATCTGACTTGAGTTCAAGAATTGATAACATTTCAAGCACTGCTCCAGAATCAACAATTCGTAAGAGCAGTGATATGGCTAATGTAGAAATCCCATCTACTGAGGCACTTGGAACAATGAGTTGGGATGAAGTTCACCAACTCGCAGGGAGTGTATTTACCAACTAAGGAGGAATATGAATGGCAAGAAATTATATGAGAACAGTAAATGATATGGAGCGCTACTACTACGGTGCTGGACAAAGCATGGGATATTCCTACTCTGGTTCAGAACTATTGAAAGCAGATGCTCCTCTATTGAGCACAACAGCAGGAACATACCAAGCAATATACGGTAGAAAAGTATGGAGTCAATTGAACCAAGAGTTCAACGCATTCTCCATTCTACCTAAGAAACCTTGGGACCGAAGTGGATGGCGTGTAGTAACCGCTAAGCCTAATGCAGGTACAATCCATGGTGGAATTGCAGAGAACGGTACACTACCTGACACTGTAAAACCAACTTTCCAAAATGTTGCAGCAAAACCAAAGACCGTTGCTCACTCATTCGATATGTCTGAGACAGCAATTTTCCTTAACGACAAGGATGACGGACTTGGCGACATTCGCTCAGTATTGAAAGAAGAAATGGGTAAGCACCACGCAGAGATGATTAACGGTATGCTACTAACTGATGTAACAACAGCAGCAGGTAACAACATCGAATCACTTGACCGTGTTACCACTGGAAACAGTGGAATGACATCCGGTACTCACTACGATGCTGGTGACGAAGATATTTACTCAATTGACAGAAGTGCTAACACTTGGGCTTTTGCTGAGGATTCCGCTGACAGCGGTTCTACTAACAGAACAATGTCTCTTGACCACTTTGATGAATTATTCAGAAAAATCTGGGAAAGAGGAGGCAATCCAAAGGTTATGCTAACTGGATATGATACTTTGATGAGACTACAACAACTACTACAAAGTCAACAAAGATTCATGGAAGAGAAGAGAGTAGTCCCAACTTACAACGGTGTAAAAGGTGTACCGGGTATGGAAGCAGGATTCATTGTAGCAACTTACAATGGTGTCCCAATTATCCCAACCAAGGACATGCCTGACGACGGTGCTATCAGCAGAATTTACATGCTTGACACTGACTACCTATACTACAGTACAGCAAAGCCTACACAATACTTTGAATCCGGTATCGAAACTGGAGACCCATTCGCCATTAACAGACTTGGACAGGAAGGTCTTTATCGAACCATGGGTGAAATATGGACAACTTTCTTTGGAGGTCAAGGTTCTATCCGTGACTTGAAGTGAGGATTAATGGAGAATAAAATATTAAGGAGATGATTAAATATGGCAGTA